AAAGAAATGATAAAAGGAGAAAAAAGAGTCAGTTTATCAAAAGAAGCTATACTTAGTAAAATAGGTCCATATGACATATTTAGGTATTATATGCCTAATACAAAATGGAGTTTAAATGTTACAACACATTCACCATTCAGAGAAGATAAGAGACCATCATTTGTTATAGGTAACAGAGATAGTACAATTCTTTTTATAGATTTTGCAGATTCTGTAAAGAAAGGTGATTGTTTTAAGTTTGTACAGCTATTGTATAATATTCCTTTGTCAGAAGCACTAAGACTCATCGACAGAGATTTTGGTCTTGGAATTATATCTAAGAACAATGTAGGAGAATATCAGAGAATTATTTCTGAATACAAAGCTCCTGAGATTGTTGTAGAAAAAAAGTATTCTAAGATACAAGTAGTAACCAGAGCTTTTACAAATACAGAATTACAATATTGGAATGATTATCATCAAAGTGAAGATGATCTAAAAGCTAATAATGTTTATGCTGTTAAGAAAGTGTATCTTAATAGAGAACAAGTAATTATACAAGAGAAAGAAATGGTGTTTGGCTATTTATACGGAGATAGATGGAAAATCTATAGACCACACGTAGATAAACAGTTTAAATGGGTTCCTAATAATGTACCTATAACTGCTATGGATGGTTTATCTGATATCAAAGACTGTAAGGTGGCATTTATTCAAAAATCTAAAAAAGACTGGATGGTGATGAAAAAGATATTTCCATGTAGTTGTGCAGTTCAGAATGAGAGTATTGGTTGTTTCTCTGAAGAGAATGTCCAGTACCTAAAAGAAAACTCTAGATTCCAAGTGCTATCATTTGATGCAGATGGACCAGGAGTGAAGAATTCTAAATTAGTTACAAAGAAGTTTGGATTTGACTATTGTAATGTACCCCGTAAGTATCTAACTGAAGGGATTAAGGACTGGTCTGACCTTGTTAAAACACATGGATATGAACCTGTAGAAGAGTATTTAAAAAAGAGAAAATTAATATAAACAATTAAAAATCATGGGAAGATATTATCACGGAGATATAGAAGGTAAGTTCTGGTTTGCTGTACAAGGTTCTGATGTAGGAGAACGTTTTGGATGTGTTATACAAGATCAACCTTGTATTGATTATTACATTGGTGAAGATCAAAAAGATGAAATTATTAATGAACTTAAAGCAATTGAAGAAAAGCTTGGAGATGAATTAAAAAAGTTTCACGATTTCTTTAACAAAAATAATAGTTACAATGATAAAATGCTCGAAGAAGCAGGACTAGATCGTAGTTTACTGCAAGACTATGCAGACTATGGTTTTGGTCAGAAGTTATTAAAATGTGTAGAAGAAAATGGAGAATGTAATTTTTCAGCAGAATTATAATTATGAATTGGGAAAGTTTTAAAAACAAAATTGATGAGAGTTGGCACAATAAGCTTCGACCATTTATAGAAAGTGAGGAATGTGATAAGATTTATGCATTTCTAAAATCAGAAAGTAAGAGGGGCAAGATAATTGTCCCTCAATCTGATGATGTATGGAGATGTTTTAGAGAAACACCCTTACCTGATGTAAAGGTAGTTATTGTAGGTATGTGTCCATATCATTCAATGACTAGAAAAGGAGAAATTATTGCAGATGGTTTATTGATGGGTTGTAGTAATACAGGTTACTTACAACCTACACTTGAACAATTCTATGGAGGTATAGAAAGAGAACTATATCAAGGATTAGCTTTAGATAGAAAAAAGAATCCTGATGTATTATATCTAGCTAAACAAGGCGTGTTAATGTTTAACATAGCCTTAACTACAGAATTGAACAAGGCTGGTGCTCACCAAGAATTGTGGGAACCATTTATTAAATACTTATTTGAGAATGTATTTCAGTTTTCTGGTATACCATTTGTATTCTTAGGTAAAGAAGCAGGAAAGGTTAGTAAACATCTAACAGGATTTGATTGGCAGTTTCCTGTTAGTCATCCAGCTTCTGCTTCCTATAAGAATACAGAATGGGATACAGAAGGTACATTTGGTAAAGTGAACACATTAATTAAACAAAACAACGGTTTTGAAATAGACTGGTTAGAAAAAGTAGAGATATGAGTGATAACATAATTGACTTATCGAATATAGATTCGTGGGATTTAATAAAAGAATTAAAGTCTCGTGGGTATTGCACAGATTTAATTTTCGGAATTAGAGATGTAGATTTTAATTTAGAAAACCGTGTCAATAGTGACAGAGAAGAAGATGAGAAAATTGTCTTAACTGATGATGAGAAAATTGAAATTCTTGAGAATTGCTTTAATTGGGATTGGTATTGTGAAAGAATAAATGATGATATTTATGAAGAAATTTTAAAATACAAAAAATAATGGAGACTTTTAATTTTTATATCGATGAGAAGAAGACCATTTGGTATCGTGGTCACTTCAGCATAGAAGCAAAAACTGTAGAAGAAGCTACAGAAAAAGCTAAGATGTACATTGAAGAAGATACAGATGGTGATGATTGGGATTGGGAACAATTAACTGATACAGCAGAAACCTTAAGTCTTATAGATAATGACGGATGGCCAACTAGAGAGTTGTATGATGAAGATGGTGAAGCAATTATAGACAATTTAAACAAATAGTAATGAAAAGATACGAAGTACATGTGCAAAATGATAAAGGAGGACCTTTAGAACACGATTATGATTTATTAAAAAGTGAAAATACGATAATGTTAACTTATTCTAATAATCCACAATGGAGTAAATCTGTTAGAGATGAACTTGTAGGATCTTTATATGATGATGGTAATGACATAAGTATTACATTATCTGATAGAGAAGAACCTATAGTGTTAGACTATAAACAAGCAGCTGAGTTACAGATGTTATTACTTGCTAATTTACAAAGTAATTATGTCACTGAAATTAGAGAAGCTAAAACTGTTATGTCTTATACAGGTTTGTCTGACTAATAAACTATACGTATATTTACACAAAATTATACGTATGGCTAAAAGAACAATAACTCCTAAAACTAGAAACTCTGGTACGCTAACAGAATCAGCGTTCTGGAGTTTCATTAGGAGTGGATTAAGACAGAAGTCTAGATGGTGGAAGCCTATATCAGAATGTAAAGCTAAAGCTAAGCGTCCTTACAATGGCCCATTAAAAAGACAGAAGTTTGAATATCAATGTAATCAATGTAAAGGTTGGTTTCCAGATAAAAAAATAAATATAGATCATATTGTGCCAGCAGGTACACTAACTTGTGCTCAAGATCTTCCAGGATTTGTAGAACGTTTGTTCTGCGAAGTGGATAATCTACAGGTGCTTTGCGAACCCTGTCACGATATTAAAACACAAAAAGAAAATGGACGAAGAAAAAGAAATCGCAAGACTGTCGATAAATAAGACACACTCTTTTACAGAGATTTTTTATGAAGGAAGTGTAATCTTTGAAGACAAAGAATACAGCTTTTGGCTTGTAGATCCACGAGGAAAAGATCCAGATGGAAGAGAATACGCTGTAGAAGTGAGGTGGTGGTTTAAACAAGTACCACGAGAAGTACGTGCAATGCATGAACAAATAGTAGAGGCATATAAAGAAATGAAAGATGATAATAAGAAGTGAGAAAGAGTATAGAGCTGTTCAAATGGATAGCTCTTCTAGTCTAAAAGAATTTTCTGTAGACAGAAAGAAATATCACAAGAAATATATTCTTGGTGAGAAAACTGAAGATGATGAGAACAAAGCTGCCACAATGGGTAGAGTTGTAGAAACATTACTGCTAGAACCAGAGATGTTTGAGAGTAGATTTCATATGTCTACTTGTGAAGGTGCACCAACAGGATTGATGAATGATTTTGTAGAGGCATTATATAAAAGAACACTAGAAGCTACAGATGTATTTGGTAAAGTTGCTAGAACATTTGAAGAAATTTCTAAAGATGCTTATGTAGACTCAGGATTCAAAATCAAATACGAGGCTGTAATGAACAAATTTATTGGTTCTGAGGCTGAGATATATTATGATGAAATAAGAGTCATCAGAGCTAAAGGATTAACTGTAGTGACATCTAATGATATGAATAATGCAGAGCGTATTGTTAATGAGCTTAGAAATAACTTTGTCACTAGAGATGTAGTTAATCTAGTTAAGAGTGCTCGTTATGATGTATACAATCAATATCAAGTGGAAGGCTTTGATGTAATTGGATTATCATGTAAAGGTATGATGGATAAGATTATTGTAGATCATGAACTAAAAACTTTACAAATCTATGATTTAAAATGTACTTGGAGTGTTGAAAATTTCTATGAAGAATATTATCTTTACAGAAGAGCTTACATCCAGGCATATGTTTATTGGCTTGCTGGATTAAAGATTTTAGAAGATCTTGGAATACCAGAATATCGTTTAGAATATCCTAGATTTATTGTATGTGATTCTACAAATTATATGAATCCACTTATCTATACATTAAACTTAGAAGATCTTGAAGATGCATCCAATGGTTTCTCACATAAAGGAAGAAACTATCCAGGTGTTAAGAACATTATATCAGATTTACAATGGGCTAGAGAAACAGACACGTGGGATATTTCTAAGAGTCGTTATGAGTTAAAAGGAGTTGTAAACATTAAACAGTAAAAATAAATGGCAACAAAAGTAACAATAACTACAATGTTTATTTTACCAACATTAAATATTGACAAAGCTGAATTAAAAGCTAATGGATTTATTAATGGTTATATTTATGATGATAGGAAAGATGTGCAGCATGAGAATGCTGTATATCTTCTTTTTAAACCTACCAATCTTGATAAGTTTAGAGTATTTGTAGAAAATCAAATGACTTTAAAAAAAGACATTATTGATGACTACGATTATGAAGATGGGTATGTTGTATTAGTGTATAATCTAAATAAGAAATGGAAGAAAGATTTTAATTTAGTAAGAAGAGGATTATACTCACAAACATCTAAAGGTTTTCAAAATCTATTTCCCAAAACTATCAAAGTGGAAAGACAAAAAGGAAATTTCAGAGATGAGACAGCTCTACAACATAGAGTATTTGATAAATCTGAAGATTTGAGAAGCTATTGGGAAGATAAGATTGATATGAAATTTACACAAGAAATGGAAGTGTGGGATGGATTTGATTCAATAAGAGAAACATTAAATTTAGACAAAATTAAAACAGAAGAATTAGTATGAAAGGAAAAGAACTACTAGATGCAAATCCAAAAGCTGCATCTTTAATACATGATTTTTATTTAGACGCAATGTTAAATGCGTTAGATGATCAAAGTTTACCAGATAACTTTAAAGAATTTACTAGAGAAAAAGGGCTTCCTATGGAAAATATAGCAGCCATGATAGATGCAAATCCTAGACAATTGTTTGATGTGTTTGATAAACATAGAATAATAATTGTAATAGATTTTATGCCTGACTTAGGATTATACGGACAGTTCACTGCTATAGTTAATGGAGAGATGAGTGGCACTAGTCATTCAGAGAGAAAAGAAGCTGATAAAGATGCTGTAGAAACAGGTATTGAAATGTTAGAATCAAAACTAACTGATTTAGTTAATGATAAGGAAAATAGTTAAAGTTAATTTTCAAAAATAATTGTTTAAGAAAGGCCATAATATTATATTTGTGGCCTTTCTTTTTTTTAAACAAATTAAACAACAATATATATGGATTTAGGATTACAAGCATTGAGTTCTATTACAGTATTTTCAAAATATGCAAAATACATACCAAGTAAACAACGAAGAGAAACTTGGGATGAAATTGTTGATCGTTATCAAAATATGATGATTAATAAATATCCAGCATTAACTGAAGCTATTGTAGAAACAGCAAAGATGATTCGTGAGAAAAAAGTTTTACCCTCTATGAGGGCTTTACAGTTTGCAGGTGCAGCTGCTGAAGTAAATAATGCTCGTATCTACAACTGTTGTTACTTACCAATTGATAGTATACATTCATTCTCTGAAACAATGTTCTTATTGTTAGGAGGTACAGGTGTAGGTTATTCAGTACAAACACATCATGTTAATGAATTACCAGCTATCACTAAACCAGGTAAAGCTCGCACATATCTTGTAGAAGATTCTATAATGGGTTGGGCTGATGCAGTGAAGGTGTTAATGAAAGCTTATCTAGAAGGTGGGTTTATGCCTAAGTTTGACTTCCGTGCTATTCGTGAGAAAGGTGCAAGGTTAGTAACTGCAGGTGGTAAAGCACCAGGACCAGAGCCTCTTAAGCTTTGTCTTACACACGTTCAAGCTATTCTTGATAGAAAGCATCTAGGAGAAAAATTATCTTCTATAGAATGTCATGATATGTTATGTCACATTGCTAATAGTGTATTGGCTGGAGGTATACGTAGAAGTGCTATGATCTGTTTGTTTGATCATACAGATGAATCTATGATTACATCTAAGTATGGTAATTGGTGGGAAACTAATGAACAACGTGGACGTGCTAACAATTCTGCTGTATTAGTTCATGGTGAAGTGAGTAAAGAAGAATTTTTTGCTCTATGGAAACGTGTAGAAGCTTCAGGTTCAGGTGAACCAGGATTGTATTGGAGTAATAATAAAGATTGGGGAACTAATCCTTGTGTAGAAATTGCTTTACGACCTTATCAATTTTGCAACTTGTGCGAGATAAATGTAAATGATATAACAGACCAAGAAGACTTAAATGCTCGTGTAGCAGCAGCTTCTTTTTTTGGTACTCTACAAGCAGGATTTAGTAACTTTCATTACTTACGTCCTATCTGGGCTAAGACAACACAGAAAGATGCTCTATTAGGTATTGGTATGACTGGTATTGGTTCAGGAGAAATCTTAAAATATGATTTAGCAATTGCTGCTGAAGTAGCTAAAGCTGTAAATCAAATGATTTCTGAAAAGATTGGTACAAATGAAGCAGCTCGTATTACTTGTATCAAACCTTCAGGTACTACATCTCTAGTGTTAGGAACATCATCAGGTATACACGCTTGGCATAATGATTATTATTTACGTACAATGCGTTTTAACAAGAATGAAGACATTGCTGTATATTTAATGATGAATCATCCTGAGCTATGTGAAGATGATGTGTTACGTCCTACAGATACTGTATGTGTACGTATTCCTGTTAAAGCTCCAGAAGGTTCTATCTTGAGAACTGAAACAGCTCTTGATACATTAGAGAGAGTTAAACATTTCTCTACTAATTGGATTGGTACAGGGCATGTTACTGGAGAAAACACTCATAACGTATCTGCTACTATTTCTATAGATAGTACTAGAAAGTATACTGAGTTTAGTCCTATGGGAGCTTTTCCACCAAATGATTCTGTCTACAAAGTATCTGAAGATGGTACACTAGATGAGTGGGAAGTTGTAGGTGAATGGATGTGGGAAAATCGTAAATTTTACAATGGTTTGTCAGTCTTGCCCTATTGGGGAGGATCTTACCAACAAGCTCCTTTTGAAGACATCACAGAAGAGAAGTATAATTCACTAATAAGTAAATTAAAAGAAATTGATATAACTAAAATTAAAGAAATATCTGATGAAGTCAACTTCAATGAATCCATTTCATGCGGAGGTGGGGCTTGTGACATTGTCTAAGGAATTCTTAGCAAGTCAAAAATCCTGTTGCGGCAGTAAATGTTTAAATTGCCCTTATTCTCCTAAATGGGTGAGAGGGTCAACAGAAACCGTTACAAATTGTAACGATTTGAAAGATTAGGTTTAAGTGAAAGGTAGTTCAAATAGCTCAGGTGTTTTACACTTGGGCTATTTTATTTTTAATGAATATTTTGTATCTTTATATAACAATAAAAAATCAATCAAATGGCAAAAAAGCAAGAGGTTAACACTGGAAAATCCAAATTCCAGGAGGCATTAGATGCACTCAATAAAAAATATGGAGAGGGTACAATCCTATCTTTAGGAGATAAACCTCACAATAATTATGATCTTATTTCTACAGGATCTATCGCATTTGATCACATTGCTCTAGGTGTAGGAGGTTTTGTTAAAGGGAAACTTTATGAACTTGTAGGTTGGGAGGGTTCAGGTAAATCTACTATCTGTGGACATGCTGCTGCTAACTGTCAAAAAGATGGTGGTAAAGTGTTATACATAGATGGTGAGCATGCTGTTGATCCTAACTATTTCAGTGCTTTAGGTGTAGATATTTCTAGCATGTTAATTGCTCAGCCGTCACATGGTGAAGAAGGTTTTCAGATTGCTCTTGATATGATTGAGAGTGGAGAAGTTGATCTTGTTATCATAGATTCAGATTCATCATTGATTCCTAAGAAGGTTCTAGATGGTGACATTGGTGATAGTTCTATTGGTAGAAAGGCTAAGCTTAATAGTGATTCATATCCTAAGTTAAAAGGTGCATTGTCTAGAAACAATACATGTGTTATTGTTGTAAGTCAATATCGTGAGAAGATTGGTATGATGTTTGGTGATCCTAGAACAACTCAAGGTGGTCATGCATTAAAGTTCTATAGTGATGTACGTATAGAGGTTAGTAAGACCCTTGCTAAAGAAGGTACAGAAGCATACGGTAATGTCACTAAGATTAAAGCTATTAAGAATAAGATGGCTGCTCCATTCAAAGCAATTGATTTTGAAATTGTATTTGGTGAAGGTATTGATCGTATTGGTGAGCTCATAAGCCTCGGTAGTTCATGTGAAATACTACGTAAGTATGGTAAGACAGTAACTTATAATGATACTAAGTATGATTATAATGATTTTGTAACATTGCTAAAAGATAATGATGAATTCTTTGATAAGATTCGACATGATATTTTAGATAACATTAATGAAGTTGTAAACGAAATAAACGAAATAGAAAATGAAAATTCAATTTAAAAAATTAGTTAGTAATGCTATTACACCTAGGTTTGGTAAACCAGGTGATGCAGGTGCAGATCTTGTAGCTACAGAAGTTATATTAGATGAAGTACAAAATAAACTTATATGTTATACAGGAATTGCTGTAGAGATTCCTGAAGGAATGGTAGGACTTATATTTCCACGTTCTTCTATAAGTAAGTATGATTTATCATTAAGTAATTCTGTTGGTGTAATTGACGCTAAAAAACAATAACTTCCATAGGATTTGGAAGTTATAAATATTATACATATATTGCATATATAATATAACTTCTAATTTTATGAAAGATGTAAAATGCATGACCTGTGGAAAAGCCCATAGAGTAAGCCCAAAAAGAGCAATAACTTACAAATGTTGCTCATTGAAGTGTTATAGTCAGTATAAAAAAAGTTTAACTGTTTTAAATGCTACTTGTACTCAGTGTAGTAAACCTTTCCATTTAAAAGAATCTCAAATAAAGAGATACAACAGAACAATGGGAATATTTTGCTCAATGAGTTGTTCAACTTCTTATAAAAAAAATCATTACTTGGGCATTAATAATCCTAACTACAGAGGAGCTCAATTAGATAGTGATGGATATAGGATTCATCACTATCCAAAAGTTGGTAGGATGAAAGAACATCATCATGTAGCTTTTAAGATACTAAATATTAAAACTGTACCTAAAGGTTATTGTATACATCATAGAGATTGTAACATTTATAATAACACTCCAGAAAATTTAGTGTTGTTAAATGGCTCAGATCATAGATGGTTACATAAGCAATTTGGTAATGCAACATTGTGGGCACATTCGACAGGTAAAGTAACAACAGAAGAACTAATAATATGGAGCAATAATCCAATTAAAAGTAAAAAGTTACTTGATTTAAATATTTTACATCAATCTGGCGTCATTAAACAAGGTGAATTGCTGGGAACTCCTACTCCTATTATAGGACAAGAGGACAATCAGCAGCCAAGCTTGAGTAGAAATACTCTTGAAGGTTCAGAGACTAACAGTCGAGTCTTAACAAGTAACGTTGAAGATGGTAATACTGACACGAGTGCCTTGCTCCTATAATAATAGGGTGAAGATATAGTCCGAGCTTTATGGTAACATAAAGAACTATGAGATAAAGAGCTCATAGGATAACAACCTCTGGGATATAGAGGTGAGATTATAGTTAAATTTAATTTAAATCTTGGAAACAGAATCTATCATAAAATAGGTGTAGTTATTGATGAAGGTGATGTTACTAATCAACTAGATTGGTTAGATTCTTTTGATGACGAAGAAACAAATCAGGCTATAGTATATAATGCAGGTGATCGTGTTGCACAACTTGTAATTATACCTATACCACTGATTGAATACAAACAAGTGGAAGAATTATCAGAAACAGAAAGAGGAGATAAAGGATTCGGAAGCACAGGAAATTAAGATATTAAGTGTGGATGTAGATGAAAAAAAACTACCTGGTCTTAAAACACATCAGGAGAGAAGTCTAACCAGGCTATTAAGTTGTAAAGTCCAAACAGCCTATTATACAGGTGATGTTATTTGTTACAACTTAAACTATGCTTAAACGAAGGATCTACAGGAAAGTCATGACTTCTTATGGTTAGTCAAGTGTTTATTTTATAGAAGAGGAGGTTACAGGAGTGCTACTGTAACTTCCATCTTCTTTTTTAATTAATATAAATAGAAACAAATGGATCAACAGGAAATTGAGGAAAGATTACAAGGTAATACATTAAAAGATAGACTAGAAATGGATGAGATAGGTCAGATGGAAAGACCTGTACATCCAGATCATTATAAAGGATATGCGTTTGATGTAATCGATATAGCTAATGAATATGAATTAGACTTTCTAGAAGGTAATGTATTAAAGTATTTACTGAGATGGAAGCGTAAGAATGGACTAGAAGATTTAAAGAAGGCTCAAACTTATCTTAATCTATTAATAGAAAAACAAGATGGTAAAATTATGTTCTGTAGAAAACTGTAATAAACCTATATGGAGTAAGGGTTTATGTTTGAGTCACATCAAGCGTAAACCCATCACTCCTAAACGTGGTGGACTTATAACAGCTAAGCGTGACATGTTTGTGCAGAAAATTAAGATAGAAACAATGAGAAACTTCTTCTTAGAAATTTGGAAAAAACGCAAACATTATTCTGAAGTAAGTGGATCTTACTTAGGAAGTGAACCAGTGACAACTTACTTTCATCACATATTACCAAAAGAAAAATATCCAGAAGCTTGTCTAGATGAAGAAAATATTATAATTTTGACACTTGATGAACATACTTCTGTAGAGAATGATATGTATAAGTATGAAGAAGTTAATAAAAGACGAGAATCATTAAAACTAAAGTATGAAAGAACCTAATCGTGAACGCAAGCAAGAGATTAAATATAATGTTATTCTCAACGAGGAACAAAAAGAAGCTAGAAAACTAATTATAGAGAATCAAATTGTGATTGTCACAGGACGTGCAGGTTCTGGTAAATCTTTAATTTGTGCATTAGCTGCATTAGATTTCTTGAATAAAAAACAATGTAATCACATCTTCATCACTCGTGCTACTATAGAAGTCGGTAATTCTTTGGGATACCTTCCAGGTTCATTGGATGATAAGTTTAATCCTTATTTAGAAGCGTTCCAAGAAAACCTCGTTAAGTGTGCTGATAAAATAAAGATTCAAGCTATGGTAAAAGATGAACGCATTGTAGCTTATCCTGTTCAATTTATTCGTGGTAAAACTATTGATGATATATTAGTAGTTGAAGAAGCACAAAATCTTACAAAGGCTGAAATGCTTGCTATTTTAACTAGACTTGGTAAAACAGGTAAGATTATTGTTAACGGAGATAACGAACAAAAGGACATTAAGGACAGTTATAACGGACTTAGTTTTGCCATTGACCTATCTAAGAAGATTGATGAAATTAAATGGATTAAGTTAAAAGAAAACCATAGGTCAGATATTGTTGGAAAAATTCTTGATTTTGAATATAATAATTAATCTTATGAACAAAAGAACCTTAATTAGAAT